GCCGACAAAGACATGCCTAAAATTGTCCGTAGGGCCGTCCGGAGACTTAGCTAATGGCCGCTGCTGATCTGAACGCAATCCGGGCAACGATCGAAGGCAGGCTTGCCACCGAGCTAGCAAGCAGCCCTGCTTTGCCTGTGGTGTTCAACAACATGGCGTATGAGCCAACGCCAAACAGCTCTTGGGTGCAATGTCTGACAGCCTTTGGCGCTAATGAATACTTGGGCCATGGCCTGACAACTAGCGGCTACAACCGAATCGTCGGCTTGACCCTGATCAACATTTTCACCCCCAAAGGAGCAGGCCCTGGCGCGAACCTTGTCATTGGTAAACGTATTCGAGATTTGTATAATCGGGTAATCGTGTCGGGGGTTTTCTTCGACGCTCCAAACGGCCCAGAGGCTACGGGTTCTCCCAGTCCCGAGGGTTATTTCCAAACACAGGTCCGTGTGGCCTTTGAATTTATCGAGGAACTCTGACCATGGCCGTACTTCGCGGAGAACAAGGCGCAGTTCAATTTGACGCCGCTGGCTCAAGCAACGCCACTATCGTTGGCACCCGCAGCTGGAGCCTTTCAACCACTAAAGAAACTTTGGATGTCTCGAAGCACGGTGACACCTTCCGTAGCTTCGTTGGCAGCATGATCAGCGGCTCCGGCACTGTTGAGCTGGTCTATGACCCTGACGCCACCGGCCAGGCTGCTTTCCTCGAAGACGTTCTGACCACTGCAGATACTGCAGACGCCACGTTTGAACTGTTCACAACTGGTACCACATCTGGATCCGACTCTGTGAGCTTTGCCGGAATCATTACCGACATGGAGATCACTTCAACTGTTGGTGAGATTGATATTGTCACCTGCAACTTCATCACCAGCGGTACCATTACCGGCAACCTTGAGTGATGAGGCTATAGTTTAAGCGGCAAAAGTGTTGCTTAAATGCCTGCATCAAATCGAACCGTTGATCTGCTGGTTGGGGCGTTTGACCTCAACCAGCGTCGCAAGTTTGAACTGAAGAACGCGGAAGGCAAAAAGATCATTGATCTGTACTTCAAACCGATCACCCGCGCCGACCGTAAAAAAGCACAGCAGTTGGCTGGCACTGATGAAGCGCTCGACATCAGCACCAACATGCTTTGCCAAATTGCAGAGCTTGAAGATGGCACAAAGGCTTTCGCTGCTGCGGATGCGAACAAGCTCCAGCGTCAGCTGCCTGAGTCTGTGCTGAATGAGATTGAGCTGTTCTTGTTCGGCCTTGGAGATGATGCCGATCTCGAAGACGCAAAAAACGACTGAAGCAGGACAAGTGGACATTCTTTGAGTTCCACCTGGCCTGCGAACTAGGCATGACAGTTAGCAGGCTTCGCACGGAACTAACCGATGCGGAGCTTGTTCACTTTGCTGCGTACTACGAACTGAAGTCAGATATGGAAGAGCAAGCGATGCAGCGCGCAAAGCAAAGGCGGCGGTAGTATTGACTTATTGCTGAGCAGCCGTGGCAAAGGACGTAACCCTGCTGATCAAGCTAAACGATCAGGCCAGCGGCAAGATCGGCAAGATTACGAATAGCACCAAGCGGCTAGAGCGTGCTGCCAACGGAGCGCAGAACAGCATCCGTCGAACTAATAAACGAATAAGGGAAACAGGTAGGGCAGCTGATAAGGCCTCGAAAGGTGTCAACAACCTTGGCAAGGCTGTTCGCGGTCTTGCTGCTGGCTTCGGAGTCTTTCAAGCGGGCAAGTTCGTCATCTTCAAAACTGCAGAACTTGAGAGGCAGACGAAGAGCCTTGAGGTTCTGACTGGCTCGCTAGGCAACGCTCGAAACATCATCAGCGAGCTGCAGCAGTTTGGTGCCGTTACACCGTTCACCAGTACTGAGCTGATTGAAACGGCCAAACGTTTGAAAGCTTTCGGGTTCCAAACTGAAGAGGTTGTTGATGTCACCAAGCGGCTTGCTGACGTTGCTGGTGCAACTGGCGCTGATCTTGGCGGCATCGCCACGGCCTTTGGTCAGATTCAAGCCAAAGGCAGGTTGCAGGGCGAGGAGCTGCTGCAGCTGCAAGAGCGCGGCGTAAGCCTGCAAGACGAGCTGCAGAAGATGTATGGGCTGACTTCGGACGAGTTCCGCAAGGCCCTTGAGGGCGGCCGTATCAGTGCAGATGCTGTCAACTTAGCCCTGCAAAACATCACCAATACAGGCGGCAAGTATGCCAACGGTGCAATCGCTCAGTCAGACACGCTTGCAGGAAAGTTCAGCACTTTAGTTGACGGAATTGAGCGCATAGCACAAAAAATTGGCGAAAAGCTAAGCCCTGCCTTACAGGGTGCCCTTTCGATTGCCATCAATCTTGTTGACAACATAAATCGAGCTTTTGCTGCTGGTTCGTTAACAGACTTGGAAAAGCAAGGGTTTAAGCAAGAGGCTGAACAGGAAGTTATGAGGTTTGCCGGGCCGATGCCCGGCGGGGGTTTTGGTGCAGGTGAGGTTGTTGTCCGGCATCTTGGCAAGACATACAAAGGCTCAGCATCTTCAGTCGTTTCCCAAATAACAAACGATCTGATCAACCAAGAAGTCCAGCGCAGAGTTGAAGGCGCAAGAGGCCCAGCCGTAAGTGCACCAACGATTGCGACAGGGCAGCCACCTGCGTTGTTGAGCGGAGGAGGCGCCAAGGATCCAGCCGAGGAAGCCGCAAAAATTGCACAATTATCGGCAGATCGTGTGCGTTCGTTGGAGCAACGGACCTTACTGGCCTCTGCGTTGAACGATGAAGAGCGGAAGCAGTTTGAGCGGCAGCTTCAGATCACAGAATTGCTGCAGAACAAAGACGGACTGACCAAAGACCAGCTCAAAGATCAGTTGGAGGCTCTGACGAATCTGTACGAGCAAGAAGACGCTACGAGGGCAATCGTCAAGGCAAACGAAGACCGCAAGCAAAAAGAAAAAGAGGCCAACGACGCAGCCGAGGCAGCGTTAAGGGCCCAGCAGGCAGAAGCGCAACGCCTAAACCAACTGTTCGGCGGTATCGGTCAGACAATCAGCACTGGCATTGTCGATGGACTGATGCAAGCCAAGAGCGTATCGGAGGCGCTATCGAACACACTGAATAACGTTGCTCGGCAGATGATGCAGCTTGGCATCAATACTCTGCTAAAAACTGCATTTCCTGGGTCTGCTCTGTTTAGTGGCTTGCTTGGTTTCGCAAATGGTGGCCGACCGCCTGTTGGCCGCCCCTCTGTTGTTGGTGAGCGTGGGCCTGAGCTGTTTGTTCCTGACCGTGCAGGCACGATTCTTCCAAACGGCGTCGGCATGGGCAGCACGACCATCACCGTCAACGTTGATGCCTCAGAAACCTCTGCTGATGCAAGCAGTGGTCAGGGCGCTCAACTTGGCAAGGCCATCGGGTTGGCAGTACAACAGGAACTGCTGAAACAGAAACGGCCTGGTGGCCTTCTCGCAACTGTCTGATGGCAACTTTTCCGTCAATCACGCCGACATACGGCATTCAAAAACGCAGTCGTCCTGCCGTAAGAGGTGTTCGTTTTGGTGATGGTTATGAATTGCGGCTGCAATACGGCCTGAACCAAAACATGAAGGTCTACCAGCTGACCTTTGAGGTTTCAGAAACCGACGCAGACACTATTGAGACTTTCTTGGATGCACGAGCAGCCGTTGAAACGTTTGATTTCACGCCGCCAGGAGAAAGCAGTGCTGCGAAGTTTGTTTGTGAGAGTTGGAGCAAATCGATTCCATACTTGAATCGATCCACTATCAACGCAACCTTTCGCCAAGTTCCTGAACCGTAATGGCAGCAGTCGCAGCCTGGGCAGCCAGCACAGCCTTTTCTGTTGGTGATATACGCAGAGCCACTACAAGTCAAAACAGTGGCCTGTGGTTTCGCTGCACGACAGCTGGAACTTCTGCCAGCAGTGAACCTGAGTGGCCTACGGATGTTGCCAGCACAGTCACTGATAACACTGTTGTCTGGACTGCGATCAGCAGCGTCTATGAGGACGTTTCTGTTCTGGCCCCTAGCGCAATCATTGAATTGTTTGAGCTGCAACTAGACAACACGCTGCACGGCAGCACCGATGTGTATCGGTTTCACGCTGGCAGCAATGCTGACGTGACAGGGAAT